TCGTCACCGACACCCCACGAAAGGCCAGATACTTCGCGGCTCCCATGTCCCATGCCGCATGGGTGAAGCTGTCCACCCAGTACTGGGGCCACTCACTGAACTGTTGTCCCGGTGGACCAAACTCCCCGTACTCAGGCAGCGGAATCACATACTCCTCATCCTGCAGGATCTGGTGACACAGGGGGAAGTTGTAGTCGTACTTCGGGCCGACCATACCCAGCCCGGAATAGAACTCGATGGTCTGCAACAGTTCTTCAGCACTCCCCTGCCGACACGCGAAACACAGGAAGTGGCTCCGCTCACCGGGCCTGACGCTCAGCCCGAAGCTGGGCGAGCTATCCATCCGGTTCTTGTGTGTCCATGGGGCCAGCGGGCAACTGGCTTCAATCCAGCCATTGCCCTTGACATGAATCTGCTTAGCGCGAAGCGCCTCTAAGAACGCTACGCACTGCTCTTGGGTCATGGATACCGACCCCTTCGGCTATAACCACGTCTCCACGATTATCGGGTCATCTGCCTCTTCCCGCCCCACACAGATGGTGCCGACCGGGATATCCATCCGGGCCTCTTCCAGCGTGTCATAGAGCCCTGCGACCAGATAGTGCTGGGGCACAGCACTGTCCTCCACCAGCCGCCACATACGGACAGCATAGTGATGAGGAAAGTCGAGTGGACGATAGTAAATCGTCCACCCACAGAACGGCTCGTCCATCACCCTCTACCACCGAGACGCGGCAGCGGAATGTCCCCGATGAACACCGACAACAGCCACAACACGACCACCGCGAGAATCACCCAGCGGATAATGGGCTTCACGGTCGGTGACACGAACGGGGCTTGCTCCACGAGCCACACCAGCACCCCGACGACGAGCAGAATGACGATCAGTTGAATCAGACCCATAAGGCGGTCCCTCCCTTTCGGGAGCTATTTTACTGGACGCACGGCTCTGATGGTGCGAATTCCCGGCTCCTCCACCAAATACTGCTTCAACTCGTACTCACTCAGCACCTTCCGGAGCGGCGTGATGGCGATATCCACCACGCTGGCGGTCACGTCCGGACCAAATTTGGAGAGCAACACCTGAATCAACGCCAAAGGATGGGGCACTTCTGACACCTTGCCCCGCTCGGAGAATTCCACTTCCCCGGCTGGGCAGGCAAAGATGGCAGGCTTCTTCTCATCCATCGTCTCGTTGGCGATGGTCACTAACTGCTTCCGGATGTCCTCCATGCGCTTGACCAGCGTCTTGACTTCGAAGTAATCGAACTTCTTCCATAGCTCGATGTACTCGGAAGTCAAGGCTTCGACCGCTGTGGGTTCCGGCTGCACCAGCACCTTGGGCGGTAGCACCACCGGTTCGATGACCGGAGACACCTCCACCTGTGGGACCGGCTTCTTCGCCAACAACTTCAACGCCATGCCATCCACTCCTTGGTCCGTACTGCAGCAATAATAGCATCCACTTCATTACGTGCAGCCGCTGAACGGCAGCATCGCTCATTCATATCGGCATCACAGGTCACCTTGAGGTATAAGGTTCGCCAACCTCTCCGCTTTTTGATGGGGTGAATGACATTCTTCTGACAGGCGACACATAGCATCGTCACGGCCAGCAATTTTTCTTGCAATCCCATCGACAAACCTAATCGAATCTCCGTACGCTCCCGCCGACTGTGGCAGTGCTGAATCTCAATACACGGAGCAATCAGCGGCCATAACGGATGTGCGGGAAGATGGCCTTGAATAATCCGAAGCGTCACACTTTACTCCACTATACCCACTGTAATTCCTTGGCGTCATCCGCCTTCACCGCTGGACCGATGGGCGGATCGGTCTGGGCGAAGCTCATTTGAGTGAAGTCCCATGCGATGGAGAACTGGCCCACTTCGCCGTTCCGGCCCTTCATCACTTGGATCTTCCGCTGCTTCATGGTTTCGACGCTGTCTTCCTGATACAGCGACAGGGCAATGCTACTGATCTGGCCGATGGCATCCGTGTACCCGATATCTTCCAGATCCCCCTGCTCCCCTTTGCCCTTCTTCTGTTTCTTACTGGCTTCGCGGTTGAACTGCCATGAGCAGAACGCCATGATTTCCAGATCGGTGCAGTTCCGCTTGATCAGTTCCACGTTTTCGGCGGCTCGGGTGAATCTATCGAGTTTGACGTTGCGATGGCGCAGGAGATACGCGCCGTCGATGAACATCACCCGACACTCCAGCATGTCGGCCAAGGCGAACAGGTCTTCGACGCTCGCCGCCAGATTGCCATCGACCACGTACATCTTGGCCGACTCCAGCGTCATGGTTTTCAGGCCCGCATAGAACTTGGCGAAGGTCTGGTTGCTGTACCCGGCCACCTTCAACTGACTGATGTTCTGATGGGTATACAGGGCCGAGATACGCTGGGCAATCGGCAGCGTCATCATCTCCATGGAGACGTAGAGCACGTTGAGCTTCCGCACCGTCCAGTTGTGCAGGGCGGTCCAGAGGGTCAACCATGTCTTGCCCACCGCTGGGCGACCGACGAAGGAGATGACATCTCCGGGCATCACCCCACCGCTCTGGTGGTCCAGATACGGCCACCCAAAGGTCGCCACATACTCCGCCGACGACACCTGATGGTAGGCCGTCAGCACCAACGTGGGCGCATCCAAGGCGACATCGAGGATGCGGACCCGGTACCGCTGCTCGGTGATATCGCGGATGGCGTGCCGGAGGACGTTCAGGGCCTCTTCGGAGGCGGTCTGGTCCTGCTTGAGGATCGACTGCGACTCCAGATTGGCTTTATTAACCCGCTCGTAACAGTATCGCTGCTCTAGCTGCAGGACGTAGTAACTGGAAGGCTCGGGAATCTCCAGCGGCTCCACATCGGGAAAGGCCGCTTGCAACGTCTCCACATGCGGCAACGCATGGTGGAGCTTCAGATGATCGGTGACCCACTCGTAGACGGATTGCTCGGACGGCTTGAACAAGGCGGGGGACAGCTTGGCCTTCTGCCACCCCACCGGGTTTTGTTCCTGACACAGACGCTTAATGGCCCTCGTCCCCAAGGCATATGCCACCCTCCCTCCTTACTCCGTGACCAGCGTGAACCGGCTCAGGAAATCATGAAACGGCTCGCCATACATCCCGACGAGTCCCTGCAGGTTTTCGACATAAACAACGGTGGGCTTCGATTTGGTACTTCGCTCCAGCAACAGGTCGTACATCACCTGTACGCGCCATGCGGGCACGCTCTTGCCCATTGCGGCCATGAACAGATTCGGAATCAGCAGAACCGTGGGTGACGGCGGATGACCCCCGTCCAAGGTGCTCTCGATCAAGGTGTTCAGCGGCACGACGCGGGCGTCCACGTAGTTCCGCACCAAGGCGGCGGCAATGGACTGGCACCGGGTATCCGGACGCGCCACTCCTTGCAGACACAATCCCGGCACCCCCTGCCGGAGATGGGTCCAGAACCGCTTCACCCAGTCCACTTCGATGGGACCACAGTGCTTGGTCATGGACTCGTAGAGGAAATGCCCCTGAATCCCCGCCACGGTACACACTCGTTCGAAGTCCGCAATAATGCGCGAATGCTCCTTGGCGTCGAGCACCCCTGAACCCGTCACTGGCGTCATCACGATTGGCTCCTTACGGAGACTTGAGGCCATCCAGTAGCTCCGTCAACTCCTGAGACGAAGGTACATACGCGGCCACCTCTTCCGTCCCGGTGGCAATCAATTGCACCGGAGCCTCGTCCCCCTTGGGCAGAGGCGTGGCTACCACAGGCGTAAGCAAATTCACCGCCACGGCATGGTGTTTCAGGAGGAATCCGATATTCGGATCGGCGGACGGGATGACTCCGGCAGATGCCCCAGCCTGCGTGGCGAATTTCCACCAGTGTTCCACAGCATAGGCGATCACTGGCTTGGTCTGATTCCCCAGATACGTGTGTAGCTGTTTCAACTGTGCCGCTTCTTTCACGGTCAGCGGTTTCTGGTAACCCTTCAACACCAGCGCACACCGGCTCTTCCAATAGGCACTCAAACTCCCATTGGTGGGAGCCTGATGGGCTTTCAGGATATCTGCGGCCTTCATGAATTTCCCCTGCATTCCTGTTGGAATTTGCTTCACACCCTGTGGTGCTTTTGTACGGGCATCCTTGGTCTGTCTATTTACTCCCGTACTTTCCTTCTTCTCGGTACTTTCTCCTACTCTTCCTACTTCTCCTTCCCCGGTACATTGATCCCCGTATGTACTGGCAAATCTTGATTTGCTATGTGCCAGAACGACATGATCAGTACTCTCTGTACCAGTAGTATATGTAGATCGATCAGGATGGTCCCTTTGGGACCAGCCGGTTGGTCCCTTTGGGACCAGCCCTGCAACTGGTTGCACGAGTCGTAGGTGGCTCTGGGCAATTCCTTTGAATCGCATCACCTTCACATCTACTATCTGGCGAGCTTTCAACGCCGCGATGGCGCGTTTGTATTGCTTGAGCGTCAAACCCGTTTCTGCCATCCACTGCTCGCGGGTTTTGGCAATCCAGTATACGTTATGCCGCTTCACTTTCAGCTTGGATTGACCGTTCTTCGCAGGCTCGCACCAGTACACAATCTGGGACAACAGAAGCGCCACGACCACGTCGCCCTCTGTCGCCTCCAAACACTCTGGGCGTAACAACACCGCATGCGTCATTCAACCCTCCATGGAGGAAAAAGTGCCGGTAAAGGTATTCCCGGCTTGGGGATTTTACCAACGTGGAAACAGGTTCATGGGGCTGTGCTCTGGTGCGTTGGCACATCCGGCCCTCCCCCGCCTTCCACTCGTTCCCCTTTCCCTAGACGTCTCTAGGGCAATCTCTAGGCCGCAACACCCACACGCTTGTGCAGGTACTCAAAGGCTTTGAACAGTGCCCGTCCTGACACGTTCATCAGGCGCGACAACAACCGGGTGATGGCGGGCTTGGCCTCCAGATCCAACTGCTTCAGGAGCTTGACCACGCCTTCCCGGTCGAAGTGCATCCGCTGATACCACTCACGGGCCAGATACTCCGTGGCCTTCAGTTTGTCCAACTGCTCCGGGGTGTAGCCCCAGTACGCCATGTGCGGATAGAACTTCACGTTATACAGGTCCGTGCCCAACTGCCGTACCGCCACGATGCCTTCGTCGCTCTTGACCGCCGCCACCAGATACGTGGCTTCGCTGGTCAGGCCATCCATGACCCGGAGCAGTTCGATGCCCCTGACCGGCTTTCGCTGCCAGATGCTCCGCTCGACCACCGGCAGATCCAGACGGACCCGGTGCCCGTTGACACGGGGGGCCACCTTGTCCAAATCCGTGTCTTCCGCGTCATCGGTGACCTTTGTCACCGTCTCGTTGACCATCTCGTCCGTCACGTCATCGAGCGTGAGCGCCTTGGCTTTGGCCTTGGCCTTGATGGCGGCACGAACGATGGGGGCCAACCCCTTGGCCAACTCCGTGGCCTTGCGCTCGGACAGGCCCAGCTTGACCAGCCGTGCGGTCAACTTACCGGTCACCGTCCCGGTCACTCCAGCGCGGGCCGCTGTGGGCGTCAGACCCTTCGCCAACGCCGTTGCCTTGCGCTCCGAAAGGCCCAACTTCCGGAGCTTCACCACCAGCCGATCCGCCAGTGATGGACGCTTCTGCTTCATACGCACTCCTTCTCCGGTTGAAACTTTAGTTCAACCACTCCTTGTCGTCCGACTCTTCCCCATCCTCTTCGTCCGTCTCTTCCGGCTCCGGCGTCTTCACGAGCTTCAGAGCCGCTGCCTTCTGCTCCGGGGCATCGAGCTTCGGGAAGTCCAGCACCACCTCCACCTCACTGGACGTGACCGGCAGGGCGACCAGCCCACGAACCTCGTCCTTCAGGCTGGACACGGTCAGCGTGAACCCCTCCGCCGCCACCTGTTCGGCCACCCAGTTGGCCACCTGTGCCCAGATCAGGCCCCCGTTCTTGTCGGCAAGCGCAGCCACCTCATGCCGCTGGATAGCGGGCTTGAAGACCGGGATGGCCACCTTGGTCAGGCGCAGACCCTTGAAGATTTCCGCCGTGGGGTTCGACTCGCTGGCCGGGATGATGAACTTGGCGCTCTCCCGGTAGGTCAGGTGCGTGTAGTTCTTCGGATCGATGCCCTTGCCATGGACGATGAACCGGAGGATGAAACACCCGATGTTCGACGGGTGCGCGGCGTACTCGATGGCGAGCCCCAGATGCTCGTCCGCGCCCCGGACAGCGATGTCCACGTACTGGCTGTTGTACCCACGGTAGCGAAGCGGTGCGTTCGGTGCAGTTGCTGACATTCTCGTCACTCCTTTGACTAGCGGGCCTGATTTGTGACCCGTTGTCAACTTTATCACATGGGGTTTGGTTTGTCAACTGGCCAGTTTTTGTGGTTCAGAACGCTCTTGATGCACGACACCGTCACCCCAAACTTCTGAGCCAGCCATATTCGCGTTACCTTCCTTGGCACGTAGACCACTCGGATGTAGGCCACTTGATCAGCCGTCAACTTTGCGGAGTGCTGGGCATTTCCTTGGTGCGTAACAACTTCCAAGTTGGATAACACGGAATTCTGTTTGTTCTCGTCCTTGTGGTTCACTTCCAGACCGGGCAACCGTTCACCCGGACGAAAGGCATCTACGATCAGTTGGTGAATATACCATGTCGTAGGTTTCCCATCTTTACAGAGATTCACTCGTGGGTAGGGCGTTGGATAGGGCTTCAACACTCTGCCGTCCACCCGTCGCACTCGACCTTGCGAACTGACTTGGTACAAGCCTTCATACCCAACAACCGGCTTCCACCACTCAAGCATTGGAATTCAACCAGCCGTTGATTTTTACCGTCTCATACACCAGCACTCGCACTTCTGCATGAGCGTAAGTGCCTTTATCGCTTTTTTCCAACAATTCCCTGAGTAGTTTGGCCCTCTTTTGCGGAATGGGGTGGCCCAATACTGATTCATAAACCTTGGCAGCAAACGCCTTCGCTGCCGACATCGGTAACTTTTCTAAGTGGAGCACCTTGTCCAAACGCTCAGCCCGATACAATTCTCTTGGAATCGTTTCCAAATTGTTCGTGGTCATTATTGTTAAAACACGAGCGGTGTGCGCTTGCAACCACCAGAGCACCTGACTGAGAATCCGCTGCGTCGTTCCTTCGTCTCCATTGGACACGAACAGCTTCTCGACTTCGTCCATCAGCCAGACGCACGGGGCGTTCTGCTCGATGACCGCCAGATTCTTCGCAATCCGGCTTTCGGACTCCCCCAGATAGCGGTTGAGGCTCGTGCTCACGTCCAGCCGGAACAGCGGCACGTCCCAGTGCTTGGCCAGCACCTTAGCCGCCATGGTCTTCCCTACTCCGGGCTCGCCGCCAAGGAGCAGACCACGGGGCACCAACTGTGGGGGCGTGTTCAGGTCCAGAAAGTATTGATCGTTGAGCGTGAGCCATTCCTTCAGGGCATGGGGCCATTCGTAGAAATCGTAATCCGTCTCCAGCACCATCAGGCCGGGGGTTTCACCGCCCATCATCTGCCGGGTCTTGCGAACCTCATGTGGTGCAATGGATTGCACCCGTGCCATGGTCAACTGGACGACTTCCTGTGCGCTCTTGAGGCTCAGGCCCTTCAACTGCTGGGTGATGGACTCGATCTGCTCCGGGGTGACGAAATCCTTCAGGTAGTCCCGGTAGAACTGCGGGGGCGTCTGCAGGATGCCGGTGTCATAGACCAGCAGGTTGGGCTTGTCAGCGTTCACGACCACGCAACTGGCGGTTGCCGCACAGAGCTTGCGGTACATGTCCGTGTTCACTTGCAACGGGTCTTCGGTCCACCAGAGATACGCATCTCCGACCGGAGCCTGCTTGGCTGTCGGTAATGGCTGAACCGCTTTGCCGCTCAGGTGTTGCAAAATCGTACGGACGTTTACAGGATCGTCCGTGTGTACACCTATGAACGGCAGATGCGCTTTGAACGCAGTAGTAAAATCAAGCATAGAACGACCGATCCCACTCCATTGGAGGCTTCTGAATTAACCGTGGCCCTAGTTTAGCATGTACTCAGTCGAAGAGCAAGTGGCCTCTGGAGAACAGATATTGCTCCGCTCGCCGCTTTTCCCAGAGCCGGGTCTGCACCTTGCCATCCCTGTAGCAGAAGACGTGAAACTCTGCCGCCGCGATCTGGAACATGCCCTTGTTCAGGGCCTTGACCAGAAAGCTCTTTTCAAAAGTCACGCTCGGAGACACCGCTAATCCGGCCACCAGATCCGAGACGAGACAGACCAGAGCTTCCCGTTGAAACGGCTGAAGGGGACGGACAATGGCCCGATCTACTCGCCGTTCTGCCCGCAGTAACTGCCGGTACAACGTCCCATCGGATCGTTCCTCACACGAATAGAAATACCGGGTCAACGTCACACAGTTCATGGGAGGCACGTAAATGCCCTCCACCACAATGGGCTGTACCTGTGGCATGTCGCACTCCTATTGCAATTAATTGCACTTACTCAATCCAGATGTTGCCTGCGCCATCACCCATCCAGATGCCCACCCCGCCGGTCGTGGTTTCTGGCACATAGGGCGTGACGACTTCAATCGCTGTCTGCGTGACCCGAGCGGTGGCCAACGGGATGAACAAGACTTCTACGGCATCATGGGTCACCCGAGCCGCAGGCGTCGGTAAACTCAACACCTCAATCGGATCGTGGGTGACTCGTCCCGATGCCGGTGGCAAGTCATTGATGGAGGCAAAGCCTGCCATGATGGCCGTCCATGCCCCGGTCGTCCCATTGGTCCAGCTACTGCTGAGAGTCGCTCCAGACACTCCCGTCAACATCCGCGAATCAAATTCTGTAGCAGATTGGCCAGAATTACTGAGGACTTCCGCATCTTGCGCCCACACGGGGCTCACGGTTTCGACCGTAATCGTGGACTGGGTGGGCTGGACGCCCATAACGGCCACCGCGAACACATTGGCAACGGGACTGGCCGCTGTCGCTCCCGTAGCGGGCGTCGTGGAACTGCCCGTCGCTCCCGCTGTAGCAACAGCAACTAACCCATACCCCACGCCTACGACTTCATGGGCCTGCACCGCGAAATACGTCGCACCCCCGCCAACCACTGTGACCACGAAGGATGGTCCACTATTGACCACTTTCGAACAGTACAAAATTGCGGAGTAGTGGTTACTGGTGTTGCGAACAACGGCTGTCTGGTAGGTGTTCCCGTAATTATCACTCGCGGACATCGGGCCGGAATTCCACCCATGGGCCATGACCACGATGCCACTGCCCACCAAGGGGGTAAACCCAAACCCCACACCAACGCTAGGGCTTCCAGCCGCACCTACGACGCCAGTCGTCTGGATCTTGGTGAGTCCTGCAGGAATAATGGAAAAGACGAGCGAGGATACGACGTTATAGGTGTGTGATCCCGATAGTGCCCATGTGGGATTTGTGGAGCCCGTCGTACCAGCCACCAAATATCCACCGGTACACTCCATGTTGGCTGCGGCGATGAACGACGGACCCACAGCCGTAAAACCAGTGGGAACCGTATCTACTCCTCCGGCTCCATCCGCACCAAATCCGGTGACAATCAGATCCCCCGCCGTGTGCGTCACCACTCCACTGGCCAGACTGCTAACAAACACACCCGTATTTCCGCTTTGAGAAGAGCCTTGGATCGCGGCTCCCCCACTTATGGAAAACGCCTGCACCACAAACGACGATTGCCCAGTAACGGTGAAGGTGTGTCCCGTTCCCACCACGGCATTTAGGCAATACCAAAATCGGTGTCTCGCCGCTCCTGCATAGCCATAAAGATTCGCAGGTTGCCACGTATTCCCCTTGGAATCACTCACCGTCACCGCACCACCCGGTTCCCACCACGATACATTGACCACCAACAGAGACGCACCTGTAGTGTCAATGGCTGACGTCGTGGCCCCCGTTGCAACGGCAGAGGCTACAGGAGTAAATGCAGGGGCGGACTTGAACACCGCTACCGATGCGGCGTGCTCGGCACTCGCGGTCCACGACCACGTCGGATTGATCGCTGCCGCCGGGGACTGGACCTTGTAGGCGAGCGTGCAACCAAGCGAAACGCCTGCTACGCCCGCTCGCAACGTGGAGGTCAACCCGGAGTCCACCGTAGGACTGTTGCTCGCATCACCGAGCGACAACCCACTCACGATGAGCGAGCCGTCGGTCGTTGGTGTCACGCTGCCGGTGCTACGACTAGTACCTGACGCCGCCGCCGCGCCGTTCTGCGACTCAAAGATCAGTGCCCCAGCAGGGTTAGCATAGGCGTGAACGACGTAACCGAGGAACGTGTTGATACCGAAGACATTGAACGTGTGCCCCGTCCCAACCACAGGGTTGAGCACGTAGTAGAAGCGATGCTTCGCAGTGCTCCCCGTGGTACGTTCCGTCAGCGGCGTCCAACTATTACCCTTTGAATCGCTAACCGTGCCGATTGTGGCAAAATACCCAACCGAAATGACGAGCAGCTTGGCCCCAGTCGTATCTATCGCTGCGGAGATTCCGCCGTCTACTCCACCAAAGGTAACTGAGGCGGCGAGAGTGATAGCCATTTAGGTGGTTCGCTTGTAGCCAAATTCCGCCGCATTGAATCCGGCTTCCGTCCACTGGGCCGAGGTACCGGGGTTGACCTGCATAATCTGGGTGGCATACCCATACGCCGTGGAAGGACTCACATCTGTCCCCACATAGTTCACCGAGCTATGCCGCACAACGGGGGCGACCAAACACAACCCCGCATCCATTTTTTCAGGGCCATGTTGTGCTGCACGCCATACACCAACGCACCCGTGACCGGAATGTCCTGCACTACGAAGGTGTCAAGAACCCCACTCGTCACCGTCTCGTTGTAATCGGTGTCATCATTGGGGCCGGGGGTGTCATCGACATTCTGCCAATTCGCCCCAGCCGAGGGCGTCCATCCCGTGTTTGGAGCCCCGTTCGCACTGGCTCCAGTTGGGAACCGAGCATCGACACGCACGTCTCCCAAAAACGTGTTCCACGGAGCCGCACCACTGCCATCGAGCACGTAGAAATCATCGTAATCCAGCGTCGTGCCCACGATGCCCAGCGCAGAATCGTCATACTCATTCAGCGCGATCCCTGACCACGTCGAGCCGCCTACGTTTGCCGTGTTCAGACCTGTCAACCCACTCAGTCCGGGCACCAGTACGCCATTGAACCGGACATCCACAGTCCCCACTGTGGGACTGATCGTAACTTTCATCTCGACATACGTGAAGGTTGCAACGGCCAGCGAAATGCCAGATGTGCCCAGTACGGTTCCACCCCGCATCATGGACACCGTTAGATCAGCGTTCACTCTTAATGTGACTTGTCCGCCACCACTGCTGAAAATGGTCATCATCTGTATCGGCTGAGTCGTCGCACTGGCAATCTTGTAGGCAACACCCATCACACAGATGTTTCCTGTCGGAACAAGGAGCTTCGTCCACATCGACCGATTCAGACTGACTTTCACGCACCGAAACGACGCGGAACTATGCCGACCACCGGTCGCATTGATAGCGGTAGTGTTCCCCGTGTCGGCTGATCGAGACGACCATTTTTTTGCCACATCCGCTGTGACGTAATGGTCAAATGAATCCATGAACAAGAGGGCCATGTCAGTCTCCTACGTTTCTTCAATCCGCAGATACAGCGTGGCGCGGGTCACTCCCGTGACGGCGACGACGTTAAATTGGAGCACATCCCACTGCGCCAGTGTCGTGGACCATGACGCTACCCCCGCCGCCGCACGGGCGGCAGATTGAGCACTGGCCAAGGCAATAGGGGCGGAAGCTGAAATCTTATCCGTCGTGGTGTTGGGAATGGCAGGCACGGCAGGGGGGGCACTGGAGGCTTTACGATCCACTTCCACCTGTAACGTGCCCACACCATCCGCGATCACACTCCATCCGATAATGGTGCCCGCGAAATCAATCTGAATAGTCCCTTTGACACCCGTCGTCCCATCGACCGAGCACCCGACCTTGCGAATCTTGACTGCCGCCCCACCCAGTTCATAGGCCAGCGCCAAGGCGTTCGCGGCGTCCTGTGACGCCTGCAGAGACATTTCCTCCGTGGCTTCCAGCCGGTCATCCAGCGTGTGGTACGACATCGTTTCCGGGGGCGATTCATCCAGCCCCAGTATCGTACTTTCGCGGGAGGCAGTAGACTCAGCAGCGTCGTAGAACACCGGGCAGATGCGGACGGGTTGGCCAATGAAGGCACTCCCATTCCAGTACACCGAGTACACGGTGCCGGGGAGTTGACTGGTGTTCAGGAGCGGGGTGCCTGCCGCATCCACCACGATGTACTTCTGGCCTGCGGTCTGACCGGCCATGTTGATGGAGGTCTGCGTATACAACCGCACCACAACCCCGGTGCTGGCGATATACATGGCCCCCGGATCCACGGTGAGCGTGGTGGCGTGCTGAGTGACAAAATAACTATCGGGGCCAATCAGGCAGTCGGCGTCATTGAACAAGGCCACCATGAACAGCCCCGCAGCGATGGCGGTGCCCGGACCCGCAGCGGCGGCTTGTGCCTGTAACGCATTGATGGCGTTCTCAATGTCCGAGACATTGGCGTTCATCTTGGCGATATAGTCGGTATCGCCACTGGCAAACTCACGAAGGTCAATCGCCATGTCTGCTCCCTACACGATTTGAATCAACACGCCACCCCGGAAAATGGCACTGGCTCCGAATGGGAGTGTCCCAAACGGACGCTTTTCACCCATCTCCGCCAGCGTTAACAGCCGCGTATCGACCGACAGGTCAATCACGGTCCCGATGGTCATCGCTTGCAGATCCACGGGGTACAACTTGTGTGTGCCCGGTTGCTCGATGGAGAACCCGGTAATCTGCCACTGCCCGGTATCATCCCGCTCACACACCACGGGACTGCCGACATCGGCATACACCAAATCCACATTATTGCGGGAGATGGCCACGTTGTGCAGCGTCGTATCGACGTGTCCCGGCAGGCTGTCGTCCAACTGCCAGTCTTGCGGTGTCTGTCCCGGTAACCCTACCAGATAGGTGGATCGATGCTCGCCCTTCCGATTGGCCTCTTCCACCATGTACTGCTGGATGGCTCCAGACGGATCGGTCGCACCGATGTTGACATCACAGGCATACACTTCATTCAGGCCATCTGAAATCAACAGCGTCGGTCGCGTGAGCGTGGTGCCATACAGCTTTTTGACGCGATGTTTGACCTCTGCCGAGGCCATATCTGTGAGAACAGGCATCGTTAGATCCGAATCATGGCGACACCGGGGAGGGCAAATCAATCACCCCCGTGGAGGACGTCTTGGTCAACGGAATGATGAACCCCTGCACATCAAGGATGGCTTCCGATCCTCGCTCCAACTGCCGACTAACATCCTCCACGAACAACTGACTGCCGTCCGTAAACTTCAGAATGTCACCGTACTCAATCCGAGGATCATCCACCAGTGTCACCGACCATCTATTGGCCGAGCGGGCTGAGTAAATCAATTCGCGGATGGCTACGGCCTTGGCATGGGATTCATCCACGATGAAATCGTTCTCGATGTCCATCACGTTGTCCACGTAGGTGGGCACGGAACTGTCAAAGGCTTCCGAGGTGTTCCGGGCATGGACCCAGTCATAGGGTGTCCCCCAGATTTCATAGACGCCATTCTGAATGGTCATCATGATGTACACCCATGCGGCTAACTGGATGCTTTCGAAGACTGATCCGGTGACAGGCGTAGGCACCGTGTGTAACATCGTCCCGTCAACGGGAATCGTGCCAAACACAGGACCACCAAGCGGATCGGAAATTAGTGTGGGTTGTGTCACGTTAATGGTCCCCATCACCTTATCGGTCCTCGTCGCCGTGGCACGGATCAGATTGATGGCCAGTGGGAGAGCTACCGCAAACGCCTTGTTGATCAACAACAAGCGGCCTTTATTCTCCGCTATCTGCTGGAAGTTTTCAGAGACAAACGCGCCAAACGGTGTCTGGGGAAACAAGTTGGCACTCTGACTATGGTCTTTGGACCAATTAATCCGAGCATTCTCCGCTCGCAGCGTCTTATCGTCGGAAAACCAGAACGTCCGCTTCCAATACGGCAGGAACCATCCCATGGTCACGGTCTGAGACTGCCCCAATTGCTGGTCCATCTTCTTGTATTTCTTCATCGTGGGGTTCAACCACTGCACCCGCACGCGGGACATCGGTGGTCGTTGCCGTTGGCCCCCAACCTTGATGAGCCGATCATCCTCCAGAATGATGTCCGGTGTCCGATGCTGCAGTTCGCGGCTGGCCACTCGGAGCCGTCCCAATCCATCAATGAAGGGCGACCACCCCAAGGGCACGCACACTTGCTGGAGCATCTCCCATGCGCTCATGTCAGCCATCTGCGTGTTGCTGTGCTTGGTCGAAAATGCGCTTTGCGGCAGGATGATTTCATCGCCTTGCATCCCGGCGCTCCGAGCCACGCGATGGGCAATGTAGCCAAAGTCTGTCATCTGCGGGAACATGGGCGTCAGGCGCTTCACCGACTTCCACACATCCTGTTGCTCACGAGTCTTGGCCGTGATCACCATCGACCGCTCACCCCGCTGGAGGGTGAACGAACTGATGGCGTCGATGATGCCGAGCCAGATCGGCTTCCAGATGCCGGACTGCCACAATTGAATTTCGAGAATCTGGTTAGGGGCCGGTTGGGCGTCTCCAAACAATTCCCGATTGAATTTCAGGGTCACGCTGGCTTCGAACACCGACTGTGTGCCTTGGGACACAAACTCCGACAAATCCACCGAGTCATCAGACCCCGGATCCATCCCGCGTCGGACTTCCCAGATAGCCGCTGTGGGATGCAGAATGACCTTCACATCCTTCTTGCTATCCCGGCTGACTGGTTTCCAGCGTCCGTCCATCAGAGCCGCTCCACCAGCTTCAACTGGAAGGTCACCGGGGCGGTAATCCAGCCGATGGGCTCGCCGTGCTCGTCCTTGTAGTTCACCACGTCATCGAATTCAATCCCCTGCCCGCCTGCACTCAATTGCAACGGCAGAACTTTGAACCCCACTTGGGTGATGTAATTCGGAAACCAGTGGACATAGCCCACATCGGGATCCATGGGCGACGTCCAGATGGCGAGCAACATTCGCAACTGGGTAATCGGCATGGCCAATCCCCCCAGCGCCTTCCAGCGTTCCTCCACCACGACATCTCGCAGATGGCCTTGCCACAACACGTTGGCCGCACTGGTCAACGTCCGTGAGGACGCCCACACGGGTGGGATGATGGCGTCGGCATCGATATTCACCCATTCATCGGGCTTCACTTCATAGTCGAAGGCTCCGAGAATCGGATGGACAATCCGGCCATGCCCACTTTCAGAGGGATAGGCCGGGAAAATATCAATGGGCAGCATCACCAGTTCTTCCGCCGCCGCCGCAACTCCAAAGGTGGCGGTGCTGGTGAGCGTCATCGATCCATCGCTACTGACCGCCGTTCCAGTCGGCGCAAGGCCGGGGATGGTCACGGTCGGTGTGCCGGGAGGCGCGAGGGGAACCGTGGGCTCCGCTGGGATTACACCCGTACCGGGTGGTCCCGGCATCGGGAGGGTCAGAATGTCCCGGTAGAATATCGTCCCGGCTTCTTCGTGATCCGACGTGCCCCACGCAAAGCGAATGGTTCCAGTGCCTTCCAACACGTTCATGTCGGAGCGGATCTGGGGACCAAGCTGATAGCCATCAAAGGAGTCAAACGGGTGAATCACCGTTTCTCCGGTGGCTTCAATGAAATATTCCACCCACCACTTGTTATCGATCACCACCGCTTCTGGACGCCGCAGTTGTCCCGCCAACACCTTGAGCGTGGGCAAGCCCACGGTTTTCAACGTGCCGCCATCCACCCAGATAGCGCGGCCTTCTCCGAGCAGTCGCACATCGGAGGCGGTATTACTATCCGTCAACAGCCACTCTGTGCCCGTCTTCTCTCGGACATGGGTACCTGAACCGTCTATATAGGCGATGGCCGCATCTGGCCCCATGTCGGTCAACACACCGGGCGTCGTCCACCCGTCCCATGCCCATGTGCCGACACCGGGACTCCACGCGGCATATTGACCAAAGCCACTCGCATAAATCCGGACGGCCCCGGTCGGATGGATTTGAGCGACGACGGGAGGGGACAACAACGTGTCGTACAGGGCCAGATACGTCCCATCCACACCGATGTGCTGGTACACCAGCGTGATCTGGTTGTACCAGTGCGGATTATCCCCGTCAGCGACTTTGACGTTGTTGATAAACGCACCATAGCCATCTTGGCCGTGGGAAATTTGACCGCTACGATTCAGAATCGGCATGGCTGTTCTCTACGCGGGGTAATACCACTTGCTCAGCGCCACGGTGTCACGAATGATAAATCCCCACGTAATCGTGGTACCGATCACGTCAAACGCCTCTCCCGTCACGCCGTCGTCATTCTTGAACACCAGCGCATCCACGGCATGGCCGTTGTACTGATTCTGGCCGGGGTCTTTGCGAATGTGCCCAAACCGGGCGTCCACATCGTGGATGGCTTGTACCGCTTTCTCCATAAACGCCCCTCGACCATCAATCTCTGTCTGGTCATAGGCATTGCCCATGGTGAACTGCCATGGTCCACGGGGCGATCCGGCGTCAAAGACTTGTTGCAGGATATACAGCATGTTAGGCGCAGTCTCGCCTAACCCCCCGCCCGGTTGTCCGGGGGTTCCCCCCGGTGGGCGTGGGATAGCCGTGCCCACTCCACTCGTCGGCAGGCTCTGGGGGTCAGGGAGATACACCGTCACATTGGCATCAATGGTCACCAGCCCACAATGGGGCGGCACCGCATCCGGGGATCCCGTCGTCTCCCAGTCTTCAGCCCCCACAAACAAGGAAGAGCCTTCGCAGGCGACGTGAATGAGCGCATTCCCCATGTTGTCGGAAATCGGGATGCCAACGAGCGATCCGGATCCTCCGACAGCAGCATTCACGACATAGCCACCGACGCCTTCATTGGAATCTCCGACCGCTTGCACCAGCACTGGGATGATGCGCCGTTGGCGAGGGACTTTTAACGGAATCGGACGGGTCAAGCGCACCGGCTCAGGCACCATACGATAGCCACGAATGACCGTCGTACACGCGCCCGTGGTCGCATTCGGCGTGGGCTCTAGCACAAGCATCCGCTTGTACACCGAATCATACCCAATTTTGATCCCTATCGCGGTGATGGCCGATCCGCCCGGTAAGGGCGGAATGCGTGAAGCCCCTAACACCTCATTCCGCATGTAATCAAACAACAACACGGTGCGGTCTTGGAGCAGGATGTACATGTGCTGGTCTTCTTCCAGCGCCGTGGCCAATGCTCCTTGGGGCAACGTGATGGAGTACCGCAACTGACCCGTCAGCCACTCGTAGACCGAGAGCGTCTTAAACTGCGTATTGATGAAGATATTCTGCAGATCATCGAACGCCGTCAGACCATACAAGGTCAGCCCCAACCGCGTACACGGATAGCCCACGACGCCTTGCAGCACCCCGCCCGTCGTGGACCCTTCATTGACAATGCCCCACGTCTCGATGGGCTCTTCCAACTCTTCACCGATGGGCTCGTTAATCGACTTTCCCAGCGTGATCTTGTACATCGTGTCTTGGAAGGCATTGATGGTATACGGTGCGCCCTTCCGCGACGTCATGACCCGGCTCATGATGATCAGACTGGCCACGCCTTCGAACGCCCCAAATACTCGACGCAGAAACTTGCCAGACTTCCCATCAAACCGAAAGTACCCGTGGCCTACACCGGGCCACTCCGCCGTGAACAACTGAGCCCACAGATAAATCGAGGTGGCCCCATCCAATCCCGTTTCAGTCTCCGGGTTTCTGCCAACATGAATACCCTGAATGCTCTGCAGACTCTCCAGATATGGTGGCACCTGACTGGGTAGATAGTTAAACGAGGGTGGGCTACCCGTCCGATACGGAATCGGCACCGTCCGAAAAATCTCCCTCAGCATTTCACGCTCGCGCTCACGATGGAATCGCCCGTCTCTCCGACGTGATACTCCACCCGTGCGATGGCGTAGCCCTCAACGTCGGTCTTGGACTGCACCTCCAATAACTCTCCGACGCCTTCGATGGTCCAGTCCACCAGTTCATCAGGAGCCGGATCGTTGTGCAGCCCAGTCAACCGCACCCGGTAGGTGACAATCTGTCCTGACCGGACGGTCCCGATAAAAACCACTGGATCCGTCAGAATCTGCGGTTCGACTTCCAGACTCCAGATCCGAATGGCGGGACCAGTACCGGGCTGGCCTTCGATGGTTTCGTTCTGATGGCCCGTGATGATCACGCCCCATTCCGGGGCATAGAACACCGTCTCAGGGACACCGGTCAGGTAAATCAGGGGCGAACTAAACTGTTGGGTTTCCGTGTCGTAAAACAGGCAACGGGTGTAATCAAACGCCCCAAAATCACTGCTCCGGGCGAACACTTCTTCATCCGTCCGACCGGGACGCAATCCAGAAAAGACGTTGAAGGGCCACACTGGGCCTTCAGGCGTGGGGACGGTATCCCCAACTCGCATCGACGCCACCCGATTGCCATAGAGATACACCCACCTATCGAGCAAGCGCACGTAGGGCGTCACGTTCATGTAAATCGGGACGGTCTGCAACCCTTCACCCGGAGGATCTGCCGCCTGCACCATGAAGACTTTCGGCTCCCACACCATCTCTGGGGGGCCGGAAAGATAGTTGAACGACACCAACTTCTTCCGCTTTGGCCACCAACTGGCCTTCTGGTTCGTATTTTCGATGGTCGATCCGGCGGTACGGCAGCAGACCCCATCGAAGGTCACCTTCTGCACGGCACTGCCGGAACCAAACACTCCGCCATCATAGGGCCAGTCACCCTGCCCATATAGACCCTGCCCCGGCCAGTACATCACCAACGTCATATTGACGGGAAAGACCCCGTCTCGATCCTTGAGATGAAACGGGCCTGCGAGGAGTCGGACAGCCATGGTCAGGGTACGTAGGCCACACCGACGATCACTCGTTCGATGATGCCTGCCGAATCAAAACGACACGAACACCGGCCCAGTTCATCCGTGTGGGAGGTGTAGGGCGTGAGGGTGCCATGGCCCTGTAGGATGCGCCAATCCAGACTTTTCAACGGTGGCCCCACAAAACACAGGATGGCTCCGCTAAACTGTCGCACAGGGCCGGTCAGGTTATATAACGCGGCCATCAGCGCCTCCCCTGCTGCCGCACCACTTCGTGCTCCAGCCACTCCCGCATGGTCAGGTTCAGCGCGTCAGGGTGGAGGGACACCACCATGTTACCGGTGCCTCCACCCCCGGTCGTCACCGTTGACGCGCCCCCATCTGACACCACGACACCGCCATGGGCATAGCGTCGAGGGATCAGCGGAGACAGCGCAATTGATTGCACGACACCACCCGTGCGGAAGGGCAGAATCTTGCCGGTCCTGATGCCTTCCAAGAGCGGCATCCACGTCGCCGCCTTATCCGCAGGCATGATGTGCTCACCAGCCGACACCATCGCGTGGATCGAATCACTGGTGCCCGTGCCGGGACCGACCACCGGTCCACCTTCTGCCAAGAATCCGACATTCGGAATCGCTCCGGGTAGCCCGCCGTAAGGAGAGACGATCCCGCCGCCGCCTCCGCCAAAGATCCGATTCATGAATCGGTCAATCAGATTGAAGATGCCGGTACGAGCAAACAGTCGCTGAGTGAAGGCTTTTACAAACGTTTCCACGATATCATTGGCAATCGACTTCCCAAGACTCACCCACGCCTTCCCGGCTTCCCGGAAATTCACGATGGACTGGGTAAGCGCATCCGAGAAGGCGTCTACGAAGTGTTCTTTGATTTGCTTCCCGTACGATTCAATTTGGACTCCGGAATCCTCAAGACTCTGATTCAACTTGGTGATGTCAAGAACCAGCCCCTGAATATCCTGCCGCCGTTGCGCCAGATCCGCTTGGAGACGGGCCTGAATCATATCTTCAGACTGTCCCGCCATGTCCTTCCGAATCGCCGCTTCTTCCCGAATAAGCGCGTTTTCCTGCTTCTTGAGTTCAACGCTCTTGGTATAAATGAGTTCTTGGTCGTGGGCGATTTGACGCACTAACAGTTCATTTCGCGCCCGCATCGCGTCATAGTTCGAAAGTTGCCCAGCCTTTTCTAATGCAGCGATATGTGCCTTGTCCGCATCAATCTGGCCTTGCTCCCGCTCTAACCGACGTCCCGTTTCTTGCTGCGTTTTCAACGAAAGTTGGAGGAGTTTTTCCCGGTACTTCAGTTCCGTCTCAAACACTTCCCGTCGTTGTTCCGCCCGGATAGCTTCCCGTTCCTCGTTGGTATTGGCTTTCTGATACTGCTCGTCGTACTTGTTGTTGACCGCTGCGAGGGCCGCTTCTTCATCCCCGTAAATCGCCGCAATATCCAACAAGGTTTGCTTGGATTTCTTCAGCTTGTCTTCACGGGCACCTTCTCGTTCGAACCCCAGCTTAGCGATCCGAGTCGCAATGGTGCCCGACTCGCCCTGCAACTCAGCCAGTGCGTTTTGCGCTTCGGTAATCTTGGTGTCGAGTTCTTCGATTTCCTGCGGCGTGCGCGGGATCTTTTTCTCACGTTCACGTTCCAACGCCGCGAGATTGTTCTTCGCAATCAGCAGTTCTTGATCGGTCTGTTCGATTAACCGAGCCAGCCGTTTATCGAAATACTTGTCAAGTTCCATCCCGCGTCGAGTGTAGGACTGCTCATCCATCGCCTCTTGGAGTTCAAAGGCGGACGCCATGAGGTTCTTTTCGTGCTCAAGATGATCGGCTCGGCGTTTTTCCAACTGGCGGAAATGCTGCTCCCGTTCTTTCTCGACTTCGGCGTTCTCTCGTAACCGCTCCTGTCGGACATTGATTTCTGCGCCCGCGACGGCTTGACGGCCCCGTTCACGAAGCTGACGCTGATCCGCCAGCGGCAGTTTCTTGAATTCCGGAGAATTGACCAACTCATTCAGACTCTTGCGGAGCCCCGCCAAATCCGCCTTGGTCTTGGCAACTTGTGCCGATTCGACCAAATTCCGTCCCAACTCATCGGTCGTGACTTTGGCTTGATTGCCTGCTCGATTAAAAATCTCTAACAGATCGTTGAATTGCCCTATCTGTTCCATGAAGGGCTTGCTGACTTCGCCTTCGAAGTACCAGTACTTGGATTTCTCACGGACCTTATCCAGCCGTTTGATGATGGCGTCTTCTTCGCGTTGAGCAATATTGAGTTGCAGCCGTTTTTCTTCCGCCTCTTTCATCCCCGGACTGAATTTCAGAGCGTCCTGCTCAGCCTTCCGGGCTTCGGTGAGCTTGGACGCTTTTTCCTTCAAATCCTTGAGTTCTTTTTCCGTCCTGACCAAATCCTCTGCTGACCCGGTCTTCTTGAGCGCATTGTATTCCCGCGTTTTCTCCATGATATCCACGAGCAGACCGGCTTCTTCTTCAAACCGTTGTGCTCGTGACTGCTGGGCCGCTTGTTCAGGAGTAGCTTGCGCGGCATTCGTTCCAAAGGCTTGACCAAATCGAGCCTTCGTTAAATCCCACACCCGTCCAATATCCGCAATCTGGGCTCTCACCCCATCCGCCCACTCTTTCCACGGTTTCAACCATTCCGAAGGGGTAAACGGGTGGGCGAAAAAGGCATAGACAGACCGGGCGGCGGCTATCAACCCGTGAATAATCGCATAAATCAACGCATCAAGAGCTTCCAACAGGGTCCAGATGGCCCCGACAACCGATCCAATCGCTGCATTGAACCGGTCAAACATCACTTCCGCAAGAATGATGGACAGGCCCAACGTAATAATGCCCGTGGAAAGAGCACCAATACCCTGAACGATTCGGACGAGAACGCCGCCTGCGCCGACGCCAGCGATAGCATCTTTCAACTTAAAGAACAAATTGATCAGCGGCAGGATGATTTTAGACACCCCGGCCCACAACACAATGACGTACAGAATTTCTTTCCGATGTTCCACCAGAAATTCCGCCAAAATGCGGATGTTGCGGGCCAGAGCTTTGACATCCTCTCCCAGCCGCTTCGCACCTTCTCCTTGCCCATACATCTCGTCTGCAGCTAGCCCCAGATGCTGGAGGAAGACCGTCAATTCCTCCACGACCGCCAGATAGGCCGGGAGCAGGTTGTTGCCCAACGACGTTTTCAAATCGGTCGTCAACCGCTCAAGAGACGTGATCTGCTTGCCCACGTCTCCCATCGCCGCCGTGTACGATCCCTGAATGCGCTGAGTCTGCACCAAGGTCGCATTGAGAAAGGCTTGTGCCCGCTGTGCCGACGTTAATTGCGTGACTGATTTACCGATGGACTGGGCGTATTTCTGGTAGGCCGTATCGGCTGACACGATGATGCCCATGTGGCGGAGCATCAAGGTGTTCGTGGTCTGGACCGCTGTCACCAATCGTTCGAAGGCATCCGACGAGTTCGTACCAAGAATGACCGCTGCATCCTGTGCGGCTCGGGCCAACAGAGGCGCATCCGCCAAATCCAATTCGGCTTGGATGAACTGGGTCAATGATTGACGAGACGCTGAGGCCGTGATCCCCAGTGCTTGAATCTGGCGATCTGCTTGATTGAGTTTTTCGGTGGAATAACCCGCGTTATTCCCCACGACACGAAGCACGGTAGACAGCACTTCGGCACGAGCCGCCGTATCGGCCAAGTCTTTCAGGAATCGGACGCTCTGTAGGGCAAGAAATCCCCCCGCCAAGAATTTGAGGGTGGAGATGACCTTGTTGGCCATCGCATCCAGATTCTTCAGGGCATCTGTCGTGTCATCAATACCCTTCTTGGGGGGAACCGGTGGGGTGGGCGGGCCACCCGGCGGGATCTTTCCCGCTTGCTGTTGGAGTTTCGTCAGCGCCGTCGTTAACTGGTTGGTCTGATTCAGCAGCGTTTGCAGAGCTTGACCACTCTGCAACACACTAATCAGTACCTTCAGTTCCATCGCGGCGGAAGATGGGGGCATCTACTCGTCTCCTGACAAACTCTTCAGAAACTCCCGAAACACCTTAGCGTCCGATCCCTGTGTATGGCGAACCGCCACCGTCAACGCATGGAGTTCCTGCCGCTGACGAAGCGCAATCAGTTCCGCATAGATTTGCACCATCCGCATGGTGTAGCCCCACACATCATGAAGTCGGTGCCCGTGTGCGACGAGTAATTCTATTGCGGTTGCAAGCTCGTCAGACCAGACTTCTGCTGGATCATGTTTTCCCCTCTTTCTGAGAGCTTTTGCAACAGACTGGTCACCTCGGATAACAATTGGCTCGCTTTTTTTTGATCGGGTACGGACGCCTTCCAAATCTCCGACAGCGCAATCAATTGCACCGTGGCAGGCATCCGCTGTTGGATGATGTTCGCTGCCTCCGGCTCGTCCGTCGCCATCGCAATAATCTTGGCGACCACCTCCGGGGCTGACAAAAGAAAGGGAGCCAAGGCTTCCGCAGGGTTGGTACCCGGTTCCAACGATGCCGCGTAGAGCGGAATAAACACGTCCCGCGACTCCACGAAGAGCGTCACCATCTCGCGCAGGTTCAGCGCCCGCACCATGATTTGCTCATCGTCGGAGATATCGACAGGTCGGCTGAGTTGGGCGAGGTCGGCAATCTTGACAACGGTCTTAGCCATACACTCCTTGTTGGCCATCACGAATGAATAAGAACGGGTGGATGGCTGGTCCCAGTTACCATCCACCCGGTGGAAACGCCCTCGTTAGAAGGCGTTGTCCGCTGCGAACTTCAGCTTCTTGATGCTGAAGTAATTGCTGCCGTAGAGGCGCGTGTCGTCCTTGAGCACCGAGCCCTCGATCACGAACTGTCCGAAGGTGTCGGACAGCAGGGCCAGTTCCTTCAATGGATCGTTGCTGAAGCGGAACACGTCCACGATGACCGGGCTGTTCGACTCGATGGTGTTGAGCCCTTCGAACCTGAGCCAGTTGTCGGTGATCGGGCGCGTGAGTGCCGAGACGAGGTACTGTTCGCCGTAGCTGTAGCTGACCGTCAGCGGATCACCTTCGGGGTTGGCCGGAGATGACGGGCTGTAGCCGTCGAAGTCCATCAGGATGCCGTCGTTCAGCATGATGGAACCTGCTGCCGCGTTCAGCTTGTAGTCCCACGGCTCGGTGCCGTCCGTGTACTCGGTCATCGCGGCGGCGGGCGATCCGCCGTTGACCGTCACGCCGTTCACGTCGATGTAACGAAGCGACGTGACCCGACCGGGGACGCCCATCAGGTTTTCCGTGTAGGTGCCTGCCGGGATCAACAGGTCGTCACCACGGGTGGCTTCCGAGAGGTTCTTGGCGTTCCAGTTCTCGACGGTGATAGAGGCCGTCACATTGACTTCAGTCTGCAGGCGGGCATCGGTGGCTCGCTGGCCATCTTGTGAGCCCTTGTGGTTGACCACGGTCGTTGCGACGGTGAGGCGCATTTCAGGGCAGTTGCCCACGGGACGCAGGCCAACCGGGTTCCCCGTGATGGGGTCACGCCGACCGACCATGATGACACCTTGGCCACTGAAGTACCAGTTGGCCGCATCAAAAGTACTCATGCTCTTCTCCCTCTTGTCCTTTTGAAGTTAGCGGCCAGTCTTCCGTGACGGTGTCTTGATGTTCAGATTGCCCGGACCACCCGGTTTCCCCGGTCCACCCGGCCCACCGGGTCCACCCGGACCCTTGCGTCCTGACCGTCCTGCTTCCGGTGGCGAGGCAGTCTCGCCTTCGGCCAAGAACGTGAACATCTCTTCGTTGCTCTCGTCTCCAACACCCGTACGGACCTTCACCGGCAGCGGTTCAGAGGGATTGGTCCAGACGTCCATGTTGACGCCAGTCGTCACTTCCTGCGGCGAGACGAACGTGGTGGGCTCTTCGTGGTTGTTGAAAATGATCTGGGAATCCGGGCCAAAGCCGGTGCCGTGGACGTGCAGCGTGAAGCTCTCGTCACCCACTGCCGCCGTGTTCGGCTCCAACTCGGTGATCGACAACTCGTAGTCCTCGTCCCGCTCCGAATGTTCCATGGCTTGGAACAGCAGCGGGTTGGTCGCCACGCCGGGGGCCTTGTCGTACCAGAGCACCAGCAGCTTCTTGCCTGCCAAGCTGGCACTGCTGGTGAAGCCTGAACTGCCTGCCGCCGTGCCTCCGGTGAACGTCGCCCCGGATACCGACACCGCACTGCCGGTCTTGGTCAGGGTGTAGGCGTTGCCAGCGGTTCCCGGCTGACGAACCTTCACCGTCACCACATTCCTGAGCGGGGGTGACCCCGCGCCCAGCCCCACGGTGGCCGTCACGGTGCTGTCTCCGGACATGATGGCCTTGGCCAGCCGCTCCGCCGACACTTCGGAATCAGTGCCGCTGGGCGTGATGTCGATGGGGACCACTCCGGGCGGAGGGTTGTAACTGGTGTGAACGATCACGTCCTTGAACTTGTACACCTTGCCGTTGACGGCCACGGTGTCACCATCCACTGCTGTGGTCAGACAGGTGATCACGCCTTGCGCGTTGCGAGCCCCGATGGTGATGGTGTTGAGTGCGACATCGACAAGGTCCGTCAGATTGACGACGGCTCCGATGTGATCTTCCGGGTCCATGCCCGACACCGGCACCACGGTGCCCGCCGCCGCTCCAGTCACCACGGTCATTCTCATGCCTTGGAGTTCGGCAATCGCCTTGGGCAAGGCATCGGGGACGCCCGATCCACCAAACCCAAGGTTCTTAACATTTACCATACTCATAGCAGCGTTCTCCTTATGAACGTGGCAACCTGCTCGGCTGCGCCACTACTGTGCCTGACGGTGCAGTCAATTGCAAGGGTTTTATGTCCCAAAAATCCTTCACATGCCCTTGTAAAATCTCAGAATTAGCCAAGGCGTGTTTCACCTGAATATAGCGGTCCTCCAGCGTACCGATGGGGCGGACACTCCGCCTGCGGTGGTACCCATACCACCCCACATGCTGGGCGAGGGTTGATGTGGCCCAGATGATCCGATGCCCGATCAACAGTCGGCAAAAGAGCCCATCCTGTTCACAATCAGACTTGGAGGGAGGGAATCGAGCCCTGCAGTAGGCTCGCACGTTCTGAAAGTACGCCACCCGGCAATGGGGGAGGATCAACTTCAGCATCTCTCGACGGAAGCACACGCCCAACGACGCATAGTGTCCGTGTTGTGGCTCTTTCATCACCGCAATGCTGCACCCTAAGTCTGGGTACGTCTCGTGCTGCATCTGATGCCACGCGAAGAACAGCGGATGCACCATCACATCGTCTTCCACCAGATAGACGTACTCGGACTCGGCTTGATGGTAGGCATCCCGATACGCCATCAACACGTTGAAGCTATTGCCCGGAAATTGGTGCGGCGTCCGATACCCAACCTGCAACGACAATTGGGGGAATTTTTCCAAGACCGCTTGAATGTCTGCGGTGGGCGTCGGTGGTTGGCCGATATGAGCATCCACCACGACGCGAATTTGAATGGATTCCTGATGGGGGCACTCGGCTAGATGCTCCAAGCAGAGCCACAACATCTCAGGCCGGTCATACGTCGGTATGATTACAAGGTTTTGCATAGGACTCCCACCCCCATCGGGGTCAGGTCTTCATGCACCACCTGAGCATGGACAGACCCAACAAACGCAGAAAACACTTCCGGCAACTCCGGGTGTGCCGGGTGCGCCAGATCATCAAACACCAGCAGACCACCGGGCATCAGCAACGACCAGCAGTCCTCCAAGTCTTCACGGGCTCCTGCCGCACTGTGATCCCCATCCACCAGAATCAAATCGAACAACTCCGGCACCGTCTTCAGTAGCTCGTGCGAATTGCCGTTCAGAAACGTCACGGGACGGCGATACTTCTCGTGCCTCAGTAACGTCTCGATGTGCGTCGGCCCACCAAACTGTTCACCACCGTACTCTCCACCCCACGTATCGCACAGCGCCAGCCGATCAGGAAATTGCTGGGACAGCACCACCTTCAAGGAGTGTCCATAGCACACGCCCACCTCCAGATACGCGGTAATCTTCCGTTGGGCGGCAATTGAGTGCAACACATTATGCAGCGCAAACGTCTGACCGTGATTGGTAAACAGCATCATCGGCCTCCTACCAGTTCATCCAGCGCATGATAAAACTGCTGTACGTCCCGTTGGTATGCGGCTCGGGCATTCAAACTCAACTGATCGACTTCGCTCGCGGACAGCCCCATCACATGCTTGACCATCTTCGCCACGTCGAGTGCCGACACCGTATGCAGCGTGCCTTCATGATGAGGAGCCGTGGCGATACTGGGTACACAGAACGCCGGTCGGAGTTCATTCATCGGTGGGGCGTCCGTGGTAATGAGTACCTGTCCCGTGCTCTGGGACTCATGAAGCACATGGCCGTAGCCTTCATAGGCGGAGGGCATCACCTGACAGAAGTGTGAATTCATCAGACGAATCAACTCGGACTCCGGCGCTCGGCGGCGAACCACTCCAGCGTACTCCCCAATCACCGTCAACGGCACGCCTGCTATCTGACACCCGTGGACCACCGCTGCCGTGTTCTTGAACCGGGACTTCCCGGCCACATGCAGGAACCGTCGTTCCCGTTTGACCGTTGGCTGATACAAATCTTTGGCAATCCACCCCAGATACTGACACCGATCCCCAACCTTCGCTCGGAAGATACGCTCGCAGTCTCGGGTCTTGGCCAGTACCTTATCCCATGGGTGGACGTACCACCCCGCAAACCACCACTCCGGATGGGGCATGGCCCATTGTTTCGGAGCGACTTTGAAGGCCAGTGGTTGGACGACTTCATCAAAGATATTGACGTCAGCGGGGTGGATGAGGAAGGGCTTGGCGTTGAACTGCACGCCCTGCACCACATGGCCTCTGGCTTCCAGCGCCCCCTTGAACAGTTCGTAGTTCCGCTGCAGCCCGACACCATTGGTCAGGTTGCTAATGATATTGAACCGCATGGGTAGGCTTGTGGAAGGGTGGTTTTCGGGACGGGTGTATAGCTCGTTTTATTCAACGTCTTGCGGCTGGTCTGCTGGTTATGGACCCGCGCCACCATCATCTGCCCTCCGGGCACCGTCATCACCAGCCGGGGGGCTTCTCGCTGGGCTTGCTGAAAGAACCGGATATCTTCCCCTATCCGGAGAGACGGAAACGGATGATGTCGCCACCACTCCCGGCGATAGCACAGCGACGTGCCCAACGCAAACTTGTACGGCGCATGAGACATCTGCCAATGGTAACAGCGGCCATCCCGCTCGTCATAGAACAACATCGAGCAGTAGCCGGTGACCACGCCGTGTGCCCCCAGCCGGTTGACCTGATCGGTCACTCGTTCGGGTGCGGACCAGTCATCGGAATCGAAATGGCAGATAAATTCCCCCTGTGCGTGCTTTACACACAGGTTCCGCATATCCCCCGTGGGGAGAGTTCTCCCCGGTACCCGGACATACCGCACATCCACGCTGGCGTGGGTCTGGACCACCGCTTCCGTGGAGTCATCGCCATTGTCTACGATGATCAGTTCTGTATGCGGGTACGTTTGAGATTGATAGCTCCGAATGGCGTCTCCGATGTACGCCGCTCGGTTCTTTGTCGGCAGAATGCAGGAAACTAGCGGGGTTGATGCGGGAGTTGAACGGGGAGGCTCCATCGTTGTACCCAGCAGACGGCACCCGTCCGCAGTGCAGCCGGGGCTTCGACAACAAAATGCCAGAAGTGATTCGTTACCGTACTGCGTTTGGTCATGAACTGGAGCCGCATCGCATCCAAGTACTCGATGGCCCGGACCTTCTTCTGGTCCGTGCGGTGAATCTCATCCCCCCGTTCCACCAGCACGAAGCCCAGCACCACTTCACAGGACAGGCCCACCTTGGCAGTCGGCCCGCCTTCGGACATCGAACGCATGCCTTCGTAGATGATCCCCACCGCCGGGAACGACCGCACGCCCTTCAGGACATCCAGCAGATCGTTCTCGTCATAGGCCACCACCACCTTCCCGGTGAGGTTGACCGGTGGGGCGTTCAGTTGCAACAGCTTTTCGCTGGCTTCATCCAGAATGTCCGTCAACTTGCTCACGGCACCGCTCCCTGCTGGAGCCCTCGTGCGATCCGGTTGATGATCACTCTCGCCATGACGTCCATGTCTTCATCCGCGAAGCCCAAGAACTGCCGTTGCGGGAAGCCGATCCCAAACTGGTGCTTCTCCGCGTAGGGGAAGCCTTGTGGAGACGTGACGTTGGTCCCGATGGACCGGGTGGTCGCACTGTCCGCGAACAACTGGATGCTCCGGAACAACCTCCCGGTATCGAACAGGGTACCGCCACCACGTCCCGTGCGGGCTCGGCGCAGAGCCGCTTGGCTTACAGGCCATGTCGAACCGTCCGGGGCCTGCTGAAGGAGGAACCGGGAGCGCAGGCGGTTGTAGATCACCGCTGCTCCCTCATCGAGAATCTTGGTCGTATCCAAGGCATCGTTCAGCCCTTGGATCGCCTTGAGCAACCCCGGTTGCCCTTGGACCGTGACCGTGAGGAGTCTCATGCTAACCCTGAGAGAGTGGGCCTGATGTTCAGGGTGAGCATCATATCGACCGGAACGTAAACCCTTGCGTGCGGGCGTAGGGCTGGAGCAACAGGTTGGCGTGGTCCGTCAGCGTCACATACTGGGACTTGGCGTCCTCGCTCCGATTGGTCGTCTGTTGGGCGTTGAACACCATTGGGACCAGCGCCATGATGGCCTCGTAGATGGCATCCGGAATCGGTTCCTGCGGCACATAGGCCACTGCCCAGTAGGCCGCTACAGGCGGAGCCGTGCCCGTGATGGTGGCAATACACCGATACGCCGCCCCGTTGTACTCCACCACGTCTCCGGGCTGGTACGTCGTACCGACGGCATACGACGGCAGTCCAGCTATCGGCAACGGGCGAGTGCCATCCTCGTACCCCGTATCACACTGGAGCTTGACATGGTGATTGGCGTAGGTGGCGGCATCCACGTACAGGTAGCCCCGATTGTAATCGAACTTCATCAGCCCCGTGTCGAGGGGCGCATACGAATCCGAGAAGGGTCCGTTGATGGCCCCATAGGACGACGTAACCACTTGGGGCACGTCCTGACGGACCAGCCCGCTGGGTACCTCTAGGCGATACAGGCCACCGGGGGCAATGCCAGAGAACGACTCTGCGTCGATGAAGAATCCACAGTTCTGGGACTGGCGGGCCAGCTTGCCGTCAATCACCCGCTCGACG